AAAATCCGTTGTAATCCCATCTTAGGTTCCAAGCTGCTCCTTTTCTAAGGTCTCTCAAGATTTCTCTATCGATTTCTGCTGCCACTTGTTCAGACAATAAAGCTGTTAATTCAGCCTCAGCGTCGATGTTATGGAATGCAGAAACGTCTTGTGCCAATTCAGGTGACCATTGCGCTCTTAGTTTTCTTTCTGTAACAGAAACAGTAACTGACTCAAGGTCAAAAGAAACTTCACCAATTTTGTCTTCAAATTCCAATTCTTTGTATCTTCTATAAGTTGCTTCAAATTGAGAACCTGCAGTTGTTGTACCAGCGACAGTTGTAGTTAAACCTGAGTAACCATCTAAAGAGTTTGCTCCGATTGAACAAGGAACTTGTAAATCAACTTCTAAGTAGATAATACCTGCTTGGTCACAAATATCATCATAAGATCCTCCATTACCTGTTGAAGACCATGTTGTAGTTGCTTGAGAACCATATTGTACGATACCTTTACCATATTTTTGAGTTACTACTCTAAATAATAGGTTACCTGAACCAGCTCCTGAGAACGCCCCAGAACTTACAGCGTTGATAGTTAAGTCTGAAAGGAACGCTTCGTTATCCATTTCTTGACCATCAGGTCCGATAAGTTTTCCAGCACCTGCTGAAGAAAATCCTGAAAGTGCTAAAAGAACTTTTCTATATTCACCTGTTGTGTATCCTGATTGTACTAAAGAACCGTTAGACCATGCAACTGTTTGTACTGCGGTTGAAGTAATAGCAGTATAAGAACCTTTTGAATAATCGAAAAGACCTGCAGGATCTAATCCGGCTTCATTTCCTTCGTAAAATCTATCATAAAGGTTTTTACTTCCGTCAGTGTACCCTTGAGTAGGATCTGAATTTGGAGAAGTTGGTCCGCCGATTGGTGGATAATGATCAATAGAGTTTGATCCTGCCGCTTGATAACTTTGAATTTTAGGTACGAAGTAGAACAATTTACCGATAGGTAAGTTCATTGCTTGTACTGATACTAAATCATTAGCCAATAATTTAGAAAATACGCGTCTTACGATTGGGAAAACTACAGTTTCAAATGAACCTGAGCTATCAGTCGCAGCCGCTTCGTTAATTAGGTGAGATGCTTGATTTTCATATAATTGTGCCATGTTCTCTTTAACGTGTCCTTTAAGACCGTCTAGGAATCCTAATCTATCCCATTTGTTAATTGTATCTTCTTTGATAACTTTAAGGTGTTTCAAACCTATGTTACCAACAAGACCTGATTCTAATAATGCTCCCATTTTTTTATTTTTAATTAGAGTTTATTTTTTTTATTTTATGTATATAAATATACAGTTTTTTAAAAAAGTTTATTTTTATTTAATTTTTGTCATCAAATCCTTCATTCTCAAGAATTGTGGATTCTCATAAGTTTTACTTTCAATTAAATTAGCTGCGGAACCTGTTTGTGGTGTTTTAACAACTTTTCTCTGTATAGATTCAGTCACAACACCAACATTAGTATTTCCATCTAATTCTTTTTTAATTGATTGGTAAAGGTTTTTTGATTCTTTCAAAGACTCAACTCCGTCAAATCTTCTTAAAATATTTATTTTTTCTTGTTTTGTAGTTGAATGTTCTGTGAACAATCTTGTGGAATATGCTAAGTTTGAATTAAAGACCGCAACTTCATTTAATTTAGTTCTAAAGAAATCTAAAGCCTTTTTATATTCTTCATTTTTCTCTCTCAATAAATTTAATTCAACATCTACTGACTCTTTTCTTACTTGTTTAGGTGCGGTCACTCTACCTCTTTCAGCTCTCCTTCTATATGTCATAGTTCTTGATGCTTCTTTAGGTTCCATCATCATACCCTCGTTTTCTTCTCTGTCCCATCCTTCGAATTCCTCCTCATCCATTTCAGTTTCAGTAACTCCATGTTTGATTTTAGGGTAATTAAATTTAGGACCTTTAGATGATGTTTTTCCAGCATATTTTTTGTCTTCTTTAAAACCTCCCTTTTGTTTTTCGTAAGAAAATTTAGCTTTACCCACCCCAATTCCTTTATCCTTGAACGATTCCATTACATTTGCTAATTCGTCCATATCGACTTCGTATGTAGGTGGAACATTAGGTTGTTCAGACATCATAGAATCTCGTTTTTGTTCGTTGTATTCTTCTTCGCCTAAATCCTCGTACCAAGAAACGCCATCTACTTCTTCGTAAGTTTCACCCTCATTAAAATTTAATTCATAAATTGAATCGTCTTCTTCTATGTGAGTTTCTAAATTTTCAAAATCACTTCCAAACGTATCTAAATCTTCATTAAAATCTGCTTGAGGTACTGAATCTTCATTCAAAACTAATTCATACAAAACACTCTCTGCCATCGTTTGTCCCATTTGTGTTTGAGTATTTGTTTCATCGGCTCCCGTTCTTATAATATATTCATTTTCACCATCTTTAAGATAAAAATCGTCTTCATCTTTGGCAACAATAATACCATCTTGATCACCCATCGCTTTAAATACTTTAAGTACGTCACTCATAGGTGCAGATGTCATATCTAACGGAGGCATCTCATTATCACCCATCACAGGTTCTTGACCCATCATAGGCTCTTCACCCTCATCATCAACATCGACATCGACATCAACTTCAGGTTCTTCTGTTCCTTCCGGATCCTCTTCAGTTTCAACCTCAGCATCTACTTCTGCTTCAGGTTCGTTTTCTTCTTGTTCGCGAATTTTTCTTTTTTTAGAACCTAATGATTCTCTTACAAGTTCGCTGATTTCTTCCTTCATTGTTGAAGCAAGTATTCCTTTTGCGTTTTCGCTGATAGCATCTTCAACCGCTTTAATTTGTAATAAAGTGTTTTCAACTATCGATTTACTATTTTCCATGTTCTTCAATAAATTTGCATTACGCTAATCGTTTATTTATCAATAAATATATCAATGTTGTAAAAAGTTAGGGGTTTAGAAAAAATAGAATAAAATAAAAAAGGTGACTGTAAGGTCACCTCGAAAAACAATTTATATTTTTTTTAGTTTTTTTATTCGATTACTTCATCAATTTTACTTTCTACAACCGCAGTAATTCTCCAATCCATTTTGTAAGTTTCATAAGCCTTTGTGATTTTTGCTTCAACGTCTGTTGGTGAAAAGGCTCTAACCAATTTTTCTTCTTTAATTTTTTTGACTTTTCCTGTGTTTTCATCGACCATATCGGTTGTTACTCTTGCTACAAAATATTTTTCATCCATAATTCAATTTTTTTATTTATCCAAATAATCGGATAATCTTCTCATTAAGTCAACAGATTTACCTAAAGGATTTGATGAAATTTCTATATTTTCGTGCTCAGTAAGTTTTTCTTCATATTTTGGTCTATCTTCTTTATTTAAATAAAGATATGCTCCAGGTGTTGACGGAGAAGAAACTAAGTCAAAACAAATCAATTCAAAGTCATCCTGAACTTCATTTTGTTCCCCTTTTTTGACTAGTGATCCGACACCACGAGAAGAGACCCCCATAGTTACACCTTGTCTCATCATATTTGCCGCAACATCGCCTTTAGATGAAATAATACCTCTTTCATGAAAGCCTGGTGAAGTTAATAATTTAATTTTACCCATTAATATATTATCTTCCCACCATACGTCGGTTATGAGATGTGCAACCCTATCTAAATCAATAAGTGAAGATTCAGGGTGGTTAAGTTCGGATATCGACATACCGCGATTAATCATTTCCTTATATTTTTCTGCTTCCCTTTCAAGAATTTTTTTTGGGTATATTCTCCCGTTTCTATTTGGAACACCGTATTTTTGTAAAGTTGCATAAAAAACAAAGGGTTTAGAATAGTCTAACTGACCGTAAGATTCTTTTATTACTTGCCTGTTTCTATATTCATGTGGGTTAATAACTCCGGCATCCCATTCGACAAGGATGCCCTTACCTGTATCATTTGGTCCTAATATTTTCATAATGTTTTTTATGATAAATATTATATTAATTGTGTTTCTTTATTTTTTGTAAGGCTTAAAGTAAAATACTTTGATTTTTTTAAATCATCATGATATACTGATGATATGATTTTTTTTAATTTTGAACGTAAAATTAGTGATTTAAAATCTGTTTTATTATTATGAACAAATAATGTAATTTCTAAGTTTAAAAAACTTTTTTTGTTTCTTTGGATTCCGCTTGTTCTTAAATCTAAATCAACTATTTGTTTTTTTTCAAAAGTTGTAAAATCAACGACTTCCAATAATGTGTGTAAAATTTGTCTTTTAATTAATCCTGTTATTTTTGTCCAATTTTCCCCATCGACTATTGGTTCTACCCATGTTTGTAATACTATATACAGTGATCTTAATTCTTTTGAGTCCACTGTTCCGTAGTGACATTTTGCATCATCAAAAATGTTTAATTTTGATGTTTTTCCTTTTTTCATTTTTCATACCTTACAAGTTTATGTTTTTTACAATTATAATAAAATTTTTATATGTTGTCAAAATTTGAAAAATTACTTATATTTATATTTCAAACCAAAAAAATTTATGATTATAGTTGAAGTAAAAAATGAAAAGTCGATTGAGCAGGCCTTAAAGTTATATAAATTTAAAATATATAAAACTAAACAAATTCAAAAACTACAAGAAAGACAAGAATATAAAAAACCCTCCGTAAAAAGAAGGGCTCAGATTAAAAAAGCAAAATATAAACAAAAGAATCAATTGGATTCTTGATTTTTATCACTGTCGTATTTTTTTCCAAAAATAGACTCTGTTGAGGTTAATCCCAAAGACCCGAATGCTAATAAACCAACTACCTCAACCAATCCGTCGTTAGCACAATATTTACCTCCAGAAAACATAGAAACAAATAGTGCAATAACTAACGAAATAACACAAATAATTCCTGTAAATCTTTTTGAAGAAAGTGTTTGGGTGCCCGAACCGAGTAATGATTTGAAAAATTTTATCATAATCCTGAATTTAATTTTTTTAATTTATAATAATCATAATGACTACATTTAGATTCCTTAATCTTATTAATTGTTTCATTTATGGTGTTTTGTAAATCACTATCAGTTGATTCGTTAATAGACCCTTTCAAATTTTCCAACACCACTTTTTTCAAGTTATTGAAATTTTCTTTTAAATCCTCGTTAGTTAAATTTAAAACTTCTTGTAATTCTTTTTTATCGTTTTCATTTAAATTTTCAACTTCCTTTTTTAAATTTTGGTTAGCAATTTTCACCATAGAAGAAATTGGTATTTTTACACTTTTAGTAATGTTTTTTATTTTTTCTTCTTTTGTTATAATATTTTTAATATTTTTTTTGGATTCTAAAATTGACTCTAAATTTTTTATCCCATTTTTATAAATTGCATTGTCTATGTCTGAGTAATTATTTTCTATTGATTCATTCCAAGAGTTAATCCAAAGATTTAATTGGTTAATGTTTCTTGTTTGATTTTCTATTAATATTTGTGAATATTCTATAGATTCATTGATGTATTCATTTGCAATGTCTTCCGATATTCCGTTTTTAGATGATAAATCATCATAAATGTAGTATAACTCAGAAAGGTCTTTATTTTTTAAAACTAACCAATTGAATTCACTAATAAATCTTTTAAAACTTGATTTTTTAGCCAATTCTACCGCAGTATTTTCTATGTTTGTTTTGATGTTCCCAAAAGTACTCATAATATTTTTTATATATAAATATTACTTATCGATTAAATCTTTCAATTTTTTATCAATTAAGTCCAAAGATAGTCTTCCTTTAGATAAATCCATGTAGTCAGAACCACTAATTAAGGTTTCTTCTAATAATAAATCTAAATCTTTTCTAACTAATCTTTCTGTTGGCATTGCAGGTGGTGGTGGTGCTTCTTCTCCTGATTCAGGTGGTGGTGGTGCCCCTCCTTCAGGTGGTGCACCTGCTGCGGCGGCATCTCCCGCAGGTTCACCCTCTTTTTTACCATAAAGTTTGTCGATATTATCAAATAAACCTGTTTTTGTAATAACTTCTGCAGTTTTTTCTAACTCAGCATAAACTGCTCGCTCGACTCTTTGTTGTTGAACATCTAATCTGATTTCTTCATCCGAAAATCCTAATATATGTTTTTTAGCCCAAGATGCTGAAACAGGTGATAATGATTTTGCAATCTCTGCGGTCGCATCTTTATATAGTGTTATTTTTTCTTTCCAAATCTCTAATGACAATAATTCACCTTGTTTGGATGGGTTATTTAATGATAATGTAAAGTTTGTTAATTCATCTTCAAATCCTAATAAAAATAAATGTATAATTGCAATTTTATTTAATTCTGCAATCATAGATTTTTGTATTCTATTAATTGTTCTTGCAAATCTAATATCTAATAATGATAAATTTTTACCATCACCAACCGCTTCTTCAAAACCTAAATAAGCCTTAGGTATTCTTAATGCTGTAACTAATTTCTTTTGAATATATTCGATATCTGCAATTTCTGCCATGTTTGCAGCACCTGCCAATGTTTCTATAGGATTTGATGCTGCTGGATCTCTAACAGGAATAAAATAATCTTGGTCAACCGCCATTTGATTATATCTCATATCCACATTACCTGTCTTTGAATCTAATATTTGGTCTCTTTTAAATTTACTTGCAACTTTTTGTACGTATGCATCAACATCTTTGTCATCCATATTACCAACAAATACTTTAAAAACTCTTCTTTCAGGTGCTCTCGATAAACGATATATTAACATGGCATCTTCACATAGAAGTAATTGTTTCCAAATACGTCTCGCTTTTTCTAACATTGAAGTTCCGTATGGTAATTTTCTATCGTCACCTAAAATTCTAAAATGGCCAATTTCCCATGTGTTGAATTCCATGTTTTTTTCTTTCCAAACAAATTTTAACGCATCATTTTCCATTTCTTGTGAATACTTGTCGGGCTGGAATCTCATACCCTTTTCCAATCTTTCTATTTGGATATTTGGTAATTGTTGACAACCTACAACACCATTTTCAGGGTCCAATTTTAAATAAATAAAATTATCACCGAATTTACATGTGTTTCTTATCCACATAGGTAAATTAGTGTTTATATCTAACTTATTTGTAAAAAGATCTGTTAACACTTGTTTGATTCTTTTCGATTCTGAATAGACTCTTAAAATATAACCATCTTGGTCAGGTGTAGTCGATTCTTCAGCATATACATCCAAAGCGGCAGAAATCTCAGGAGTATACTCCATAGATTCATAATCATAATATGACGCCATTCTTGTTGGTTCATAATAAACCGCTTGTTGATATAAATTACTTTCTACTTTTTGCCATTGCTTACCAATGTACATTGTTTGTTGAGACTGTAATTTTTCAGTTTCATATTCTTGCTTGTTTGTTGTTTTTAATAATTCTTTTTTATCGAATTTAAAAACAGGTGGTTGTTGGTCCATTGTTGAATTAGGACCGAACACTCTACCTAACCTTTGCCAAACCGTATATTTTTCTTGTGCCATATTTTTTTTATTTTAAAAATAGTCAGATAAAAATTAAACTAAACTCTTTTTCCTCCGAATAACCATAAATACTTTTCATAATCACTTTTACTAACCTGACCACTAGAGTATTCGTGTAATCCTGTCATAACAGGTAAACCGGGATTAAAATTGGCCGAGGAATCTTTATATTCATTTTTATCCGTTGTCCACGAATCAATCATTGCCTTTGCGTGTTCCGTTGCTTTTTCTAATTTTGAAAAAGATGTTTCTGCAACATATAAAGCCATTGCTAATGACATAATCAAATCATCGTGTTGCCCTTTTTGGTGATCAGGCCTACCGTTTACATAAACAAATGTGTTTAATTCATTATATAATCTTTGAGACCTAACACCAAAATCGTGTCTTAACGCTTCTTCAAATGCCGCAACAATTTGAACTCTTTTGGAATTAAAATTAATTCCTGGTATCTTTTCGTTTGCTTTAGGGTCCCATTTCCATTTATCTGTGGGATTCACTCCATCGACATATAAATTTTTATATCCTAGTTCTTGTAGTTTTCTTGATGTTGCAACACCCATACCTCCTGTAATATCGGTCACAATAAATGCATTATACATGGTTGCCCATTTATATGCAATTTCTGCCACAACATCAGGTGGAACCTTTCCTAAATATTCCAAAACCTGTTCTCTTTCATCAAAATCAATAATAGTAAATGTTGTAAAATCTTCACTATCGCCTCGTGAAACGTCCATACCCATTATATATCGGTGATCGGCAACAGGTTCTTTCCATTGCCATAGAACTCCACCCATAAATTTATTTTCAGGTTCTTTAATATGTTTATCTTTAATTTTTTTCATAGTTTCTGCAGGAATTACATTATCTCCTGAACCTAAGAAGTTACATTCAAGTTCTTGTGATATTTTCCTTCTATCAAATTTTAACTTTTTAGCCATGGCCTCAAACCATGAACTATAAGCCTTATACCCACCATTTTCTATTTTTTGTTTAATTTCTTCAAAGTTTCTTTCATTAACTTTAATGTTACCATAATCAATGGTTATTTCTTCATCTTTATAGTCGGCCCTATTTAACATATAATGCACAATATCACGACATTTAATGAGTTTTAAATCTTTAGAATATCTAGGATCCCTAAACCAATACATTTCAGTAATTCTAAAGTCATTCATACCTTTAACAGACTGACTATATATAGAATAATAAATTGGGTCGAATCCATTTGGTGTTGATATTACTATAACTTTACCTCCGGTTGAAAGAGACGCCATACATGCAGACCAAAAGTCTTCGTCGGCATTAATATATGCCGCCTCATCAAATATCAATATAGTTGGTGTATAACCACGTAAAGCGTCTTTTGATGTTGCAACCGCCTTCACTTCACAACCGTTTGTTAGTTTAAAATGTCTTTGTGAGTTTTTTTCAACAGAAAAACCAACACCCATCCATTTCGGCCATTGATCTACAAACGCTCTTACTTTATTTGCCATCTCAACGGCAGTGTCCATTTTGTTTGCAATTATCAGGATTTTTTCAGGTTTTTCTTTTTTAGCAAATACCAACCTCTTTGATGCCCATGCTGATGTTACTGTAGAAACACCAGCCTGACGGTATTTTAATGCGATGTTCTCTTCGTAACTATCATAATCCTTTACTAACGTAACTTGGTCGATAAATAATTCTAACGGGACATATTTTGATTGTGTATTGTCGTAAGTTTGTAAATATGTTTTAAGTGCGTAAGGAGTATCATTTACACATTTGGCGTATTCCAATAAGGCTTGTTCCCTTGATAAAGACATTCATTATCTTTTAATACTTTTAATTGTTCTTAATAATTCACCTTTTGTTGTATGTGGAGGTAAATAATCTTCAATAAGTCTTAAAATGTTTTCTTCAAGTTTTTTTACATTTTCTTTTGACTCTGTTTTTTTCTTGTGTTCTGAACCTTTAAAACCACCGATGTTTTTTGCAAAATTTGCCATTTTAACAACCGCAGGATCATCTGATTTCATTGCTGCTGAAATACATTTTTTAGTAACTTCACCGTCAGAATCCAAACCTTCTTTTTTACACCATCTACCGAATTTGCCTTCAGTTCCTTTTTTTTCTATTTTTTTAGTTGCTTTTTGAATAAATTTTTCTGAACCTTCTTTTGATTCAACTTTTTTTGGTAAACCTTTGTGTTTTGTTGACGCAAAATCTTTAACATCTTTAGGATCCATCTCTTTGGCTTTTTTTCCTGCTTCACCTTTTTTAGGTATTTCTCCTTTTTGCATACCTCTTACAATACCAAAAAACTGTTGTTGTTTTTTTGATTTTGCTCTTTCCGTTACTTCCCCTTCAGATTGGGGTATGCTATAGGAACCATCAGGATTTTTAAACTGTGCTATTTCTTCGGGTTTATATTTTGTTGCGGTAATAGTTTTTGTTACTTGTTCGGCCTCTTTAGGTTCCTTTTTTACCTTTTTAGTCTTTTCATACAACAAATTTAACTGACCTTCAGTTAAGTTTTCTAAAGTTGAGATAGAAAACCCTTCATGTAGTAGTCTAACCATTTTAGGATTCATATGTTTCATCTTGTACTAAGTTTTTTTCCCATTTTAATACGATGTCTCGTTCATATAATTTGTTTTCAACACTTTCAACACTTTCTCCGTATTGAAAAACAAGTCTTTTTCTTTTATTAATTAATATCTCATCACTATCACTCTTTTCCCACGCTAAAGATATAACACCGTCAATTGCGTCGTAAACACCAAAATAATCCGAGTTTTGAATTAATTCTAACTCAATTTCTGAATTTTTTAATGCCCCAACTCTTTTTATATAGTTAATATCAGGAGGTGATGGTTTTCCTGATGCCGGTTCTGCATCCCAATCATCTCCCCACACGTCATCTAAATCAGAAAATATAAACTCATATATATTATCACCTTTATAGTTAGGACCTAATTCATTAACATAAACTAAATTCATATAACCCTCCCTCTTGGTGTTATTCTATATTGTTTTCCTTCAACAACAAAAACTAAATTTTCTTTATTTGTTTTACCAATAAATTTAGCGTTTTTATATTTTTTGTGAAATTCGTTTGCCGCTTCTAATTGTGATAAACTTTCACTTAATTTTACAAATTCTTTTTTTACATCAAGTCTTTGTAGTTTTTGTTTTAAGAAGTCTTTCTTTTTCTTTTCTTCTAAAATTGGTTTTTCTTTTTCAGAAATTTTGAAGTATGATTTTAATAATTTATCTACTTTTGATTCCATCATATTATTTGCTGGTGGTGGGGGTGGAGTACCTCCCATATCATTACCCATATCCATATTATCTTCTATACCTGTATCTTCATCTCCTAAATCCAATTCTCCTGCACCTTCTTTACAACCCTCATCAGACTCGTCAAATTTAGAGATTATATCATCTTTATCGTCTTCGTCTAAGTTTTCAAGTTCTAATGCTGAAATTATTGAATTTAAAACATATTTAATGTCTTGAGAATCCATACCCTTTTCTTTTTCAAAGGCACGAATTTTTTGACTTAATCTACCTGTTAATTTTTGAATTGATTTTAAACCAGTTGGTCCTTGTGGCTCTTCTTCACCTTCGTCTTCCATTCCTATATCATCCATAGGGGGTGGAGGTGTTTCAGCCATTCCCATATCATCTGTTGGTGGCATTCCCATGTTATCATCATTGGGTGATCCCATATCGTCTGTTGGTGGTGTTCCTGTATCACCAGTAGGTGGTGCACCCATATCCATATCACCGGCAGGAGGTGCAGGTGGTGCACCCATATCCATATCACCGGCAGGAGGTGCAGGGGGTTCAGAAGACGCAGGTGGTGCTCCCATATCACCAGTAGGAGGTGCTGGTGGTGTGGTTTCTCCAGCGGGTTTATCTGCTTTTGGTTTAGGAAGTTTTAATACGAATTTTTTTTTTAAGTCAGTTTGCTCACCAATTAACGAAATATTTTCATCATAACCTGTAACTCTATTGATTTCAGATGCCATCAAGTTTAGTTTTTTCATAGCTTCAGAATATGACCTGTAGTGTTTTCTGTGTCTCATAATATCAACATAATCCATTGTTGATTCATTCAATCCACTTTTAATTATATAACCTAATTTTTCTTTAACTATACCATAAGTCTTACCGTCAGCCAAAGTTATAGTATAATCAACTGATGAAACTTCGTTGACTAAATTTTTAGGTGTTTCTTTATATCTAGCAATCTCCATGATACGGTTAATTTTTTCCATACCTTGTAATTTTTCACTACCTAAAGGTTTTAAATCTGCCATTTTTTTGTTTTTTTAATTGTTTAGTCCATTAAATCCGCCAAGAGCAACTGCATTACACTGTTTTGCCTGTTGGTTATTTGCGTCTGTCCATTCAGGTTTAGGTGTAGTAAATGTTACTACTTGACCTACCGTATCACCTGTTCCAGGGACATACCCTACTACTACGGTGTTATAATAATTATCTGTACAAGCAGTTGTCGGCATAGTTTTTTATATATAAATATATCAATAAATAGTAATTTATTTAGTATTCTTTATTTTCTTGTTCTAAAGATAGTTTTTTATCTATAAACTCGTTTTTAAAGTTTTCTAATTTTCCTATATAACCGTTTCTTCTTAAAAATTTAAAGACCAAATTTTCATAAGAATATTCACCCTCTTTTTGTAATCCACAAGTTCTATATTTTCTTAATTTTTCTCTATATTTTTTTACAAGTTTAACAGCATCTTCAATATCTTCATCTTCGGCATTTTCCAAAACACCATCAATAATATCCATCCATTGGTCAACTTTGGTCATTAATTTTTTCTTATCTACTTTGAAATTTTCTTTTTTTGGTATTTTTAACCACTCGTCATTTAATAAAGAATAAACCCCTTGACTTTCATTTTTTTCATTTGCGTCTTGTACATATAATTCCGTTTCAGAACCCTTTATAAAAATGTCGTGAGCTGCGTTAAACACTGTTTTTTTAAGTCTGAACAACTCTTCTGTCATTTCTCTATTTTCTGATTCATCAAGATCGATTAATATATGGATGTCAAAATCGGAAAATTCACTCCAATTGTAACCAACAAGTGAACCTACAAAAATGACATCTTGAATAAAAAGATCCGTATCTAAAAATTCAATAAAAAGATTTGCAACTCTTAAAAGTCTTTCTCTAATTTCAGGTTTTAGTTTTACCGTTTTTGGATTGTCGGAATTATCCCACACATTTGGGTTAAATTCGTCTTGAAGATAAAAACCCC